TTTAATCATTATGGATACTATTTCAGCAATCTGATGAATATCGGTGAGCTTGTGTTTATTAGTGGTGGAGAAATTGTTAGCAAGCTTGGCGGCGATCCGGATGTCTTTCATGAAACCTGTCCTTTTGCATTTGTGGTGGGTTCAGATGTGGAAGTTATTGAGGAGGTGCGGTAATGGTAAGCCTATACCGTGTTGAGTATAGCTCAGATACTGTATACAACGTAAGAAGCAAAGATCGCAGCGACAGAGTGCAAGAAATGTATGTTCTTGCCGACAGTCCGTTATCTGCAGCGTTCAAGGCAGGGGCTCTTGCATCTCGTTGGAAATTTGAAGGCGGATCTTTCTATGAAGAAACCCTTGAAGATTCTGTTGTTATTTCTTCTGTAGAGGTTTCAGATGACTACGAAGGGAAAAAGTTCGTAATGCGGCACCCACACAGCAACATTGCGTACTACTGGGATGTTCTGAACAACGAGTGGACCCCAGATCTTCAGAAGGCTACTGTGCTAACACCGTTTTTGGCAGATAAGTTCCCACCAGAAGGTAATTTATCCGCACTGTTTCAGTAATTTTCTTGCACACAGGTGTTGACAACACCAACCCTGTGTGAAATAATACCTTCATCTTAACAAGACGGGAGACTGATTGATGAAGATTAAACTGAAAAACCTTGAAATGGCAGAGATTCAGGATGGTGTTGATTTCCGCTCTAAAGATGGTGACATCTTAGAGGTAAATCTTCCAACCTACGAGCTGATTAAAGGTTTTGGCAACGTTCAGGAAGAGGATATTCCAGAAGCTCTTATGATGTTGATTCTTGACGGAACTGTGTTTGTAGGTGAAGGTGAGAACGCTATTGCAATCCCAGGCCATTTTTATGAAGTAGCTGACGAAGAGGTGCTGTAAATGAAAGTAGAAATTACTGGTTTTGATGTTAGTGTGGTTCCGGAAGATATTTTAGCTAACTTACCGGAAGGTTTTGGTAACGGTGTTGTGGTGGATGCTGTTCCTCCTACCAAAGACATTCTGCTGCAGTATGGTGTAGCAGAGAAAGATGTCGATAAAGTTCTTACAATGATGGCAATCGATCGTGTTGTCGTTGTTAAAGGTCTCGATAATTTTGAGAGTGATCCTCTGATTATTCGCGGAGATGACTACAAAATCATCGATAATGAAGGCCAAGAGTTCTATGAGCCTTGTGCAGAAGATATTCTTAACTTATTACTGGAAGCAGGCACCGAAGAGGAGGACGAATAATGAAGATTGACCAGTTACTGAAGGCTCGTGCAGAAAAAGCGTACACCATTAAGCTGACCAATCTGGTTCCTACTTGTCATCCGGATGTAGGTTGGCCCGAAGGTCTGGTAGAGGGAACTGTAACAGCTGCATACCTTCCTGACATCAAGTACCTTATGGAGATCTTAGAGATGGATGAGGAAACTGCAGAACAGTTCCAGTTAGATATGAAACAGAGTGGGACTCTGGTTATTCACGGGTGGTATAATACTAAAGATGCAGAAGACCCTCTGGTAACTTCTAATCTGGCATATGAAATCTTAGGTCCTTTGAACCTGGAGGAAGACTAATGAAAGATCTGGTTAAGATTAAGATTAAAGATACCAATGGAGAACTCAGCCATTTTGGAATTAATGATGGTGACGAGCTGATCGCACACCTGCCTACTAAGGAGGTTGTAAGCAAAGCAGTTGCCGGAGAAGAAGCTGCAATGCAGGCTGCAGGCGTGGATGAAAACTATGTAGCTATGTGCATGTGCCGAGATCAGGTTGTTCTGTATAAAGCGTATCGACCAAACGGAGCCACGGAGTGGCTTGTATTCCGACCCGAAGGATATGAAATCTTAGAGGCACTATGATAAATCTTGCCAAGGTTGCAACGGCACTGTTAATTATTTGCTGGTCTGTAACCTTAACACTGTGTCTTGTATTTCAGTGAGGTGCTTGTATGAACATCCTGATGTGGGTTATAGCAGTGGCGTTTGTTGCATGTTTTTGCTGCTGGGTTGCGGTGAGGATTTCTGTAGCTACCCTTCGGAAGTTGGGGTTCTCAGAATGGGATATTAATATCCTTTCTTTTCGCAATGAAACAATCTCAGCCGCCCTGCTTTGTAAGAAATTCAAGTGGGAACCTTGTGAGGTCATGAGCTATCTAAGAACAGGCGATATCCCTGAAAGATTTAAAAAAGTTCTTGACGGCAAAGATAAATGACAGTATAGTGACTAACAAGAGGTGAGGAGTGACTGATTTTACTGAAGCTTTAATGATGGCCTTGTCTGTTTTAGCGCTATCGGTGTGTTTTGGGGCGTTATTCACATCTCTGGTTAAAGTTTTACATACAGTATTATTACCCAAGGGGCGCAGTAATGACGAAGATTGACTTGAATGCTGGAGACCATGTTGTTGTCAAATGCATCGGAGATTATCTTGGATTCACAATCGGCAATACTTACGAGGCGGTAGTGGCGAAGGTTTATCATGATAAAGTCCTCAGTCTTGTATTTGACTGCGATGATGATGGAGATGACCGATACGTCTGTGAGGTGCTGGCACGAGACGACAGTGAAGACCAGAAATTCCTGGTTATTGAACTGAACGGTATTTTTGTAGAACGTTAATTTAAAACAACATAAGGAGACTCTTACTATGGCTAAATCTAAAGTTGAACTGTTCACCTCTCTTCCTTCTGACACTGCAGAGCGTGATCGCCTTCGCAAGACAATCGAAGAACTGGTGGAACTCCAACTTCAGATTAAAGATCTGAAAGATGCCATTAAGGATATCATTCTCGTTGAGAAGCAGGATCACCTGTATTCTCCTAAATTCATCAAATCTTTGGTGGCTACCGAGTTCGATATTCGCTATGAGGCTGAAAAACGTCGAGCTAAAATCGAAGAAGAGGTTGAGCACATGTCCGAGGCAGACATTCTGTTCAAACGCTCTGTAGAATAATGACAAAGAGAGGGGCTTGGGCCCCTCTTTTTACTATCTATGAAGGAGATTTGAGATGGGTATACCGATCACTGTAAAAGAATTGAATGAACGTGATGCAGGTGGTCTATGGCCTGCACGAAAAATACGCTGCATCCGTATGAAAGAGAACCTTGAGCATCTTGAGCAACAGAAACGGATTGAGGTTGGTGATATTTTCGAAGTATTTTATTCTGATCGCCGTAACTGGGAAACCATTCAACCTTCCGGTTTTGTTCTTGCTAAGCTTGACACTGGAGAAGTGATTGTTCCTGGGTTGGATATTGTCTTCGAAATTATCCAGGAGTGGGATCCGGACAAGATTAGATACGAAGAGCTATTCGGTGAAGGTATTATCAAACCTGTGTGAGGTGGATTATGTCTACAAAGGCGGCTAAATACTCCTACATGCCATCAACCTCTGCAGAGGTAGACTTTAGTTTCGATGTGTTTCCACTGTTTGAGGTGGTTCTGGCATACCCAACAATACTATCTACTCCTGAATCACTTGTGCCTGTTAAGTTGCAGAACGCTATGCATTCCATGCACTACAACAACAAATGTAGGCACAGATGGTGTCAGGACGAGGAAAAAGATTTGGATAGTTTGAGAGATTTTGACAGTCACCTTTTGACACCTTTCAGCTACTCCAACCTTGATAAGCCCTCGTGGGTATAGCAAAATATCAAATTTAAGACACCTAGGACGCTCTGTGGCGTCCTTTTCTTTATCTGGTGCACGATTGCATACCTTGGGCAGTTAATCTCATTACAGAGCGTTTAAGAGCTCCCTACAAACAACTCCATATTTCGAGCGTAGCGAGAACGCACGTCCGTTTTGACCCAAATCACCATACGCTCGGATTTTAACCAAACCCTCGCGGCGTTTCTGTTGACACATTACCGCTCCAGTGATAATATCCACACATCATTTGGAGAATATGGGATACACAATGAAAACATTGTCAGAGGTTTTGGTGGTGATCCTGATGATCATTACGTCCATAGCAGCTGTTGCCGGAATACTCACGGGTGGAACATGATCAACACACACATGCATCTGAAGAGACATCCAAAGGAGTGACTATATGTCCCTTGGCTGAGCCAGTGAAAGAGGAAAACTTAGATTCTGAAGATTCTCCATCTTCGCTCCAGGTAGATCCTGAGGCTGATGACCTAACGTGGGAAGACATCGTAGATATCTGGTTCTCTATTATGCCTGAGCACGAAGAGTTCAGAGGTGGTAGACTATGAAGCACCGAGCCCACACAGGTTCCTCATGCTAAAGCATGGCCTGAAGAGGCAAACGTGCATAATTCCTGTGCATTGGGACGTATAAAACCCTGTTCACACTCTCATTTCCAGAGGAGATTTTATGAAGATAGAAATATTTGGTGGAGCTGACAACACTCGTGGCCTGATTTACCTTGAATTCGATGAATCATACCTGCCAGAGGTGTTAAATATAGACTCTGTTGCTGAGGCTTTGGGAGTAAACCCTAAAGAACTCCACTCTTGTGCTGAGATCGATGGTTGGGAAGAGACCATGAACATTGATTTCAGTGAAGTAGAGGATGAACCGCTGGACTGACGCACAATTAGCTGCCCGGCCAAAGTGCTGGAAGCGCACCTATAACACATCTTTCAACTAAATTTCCCACCACCACAATCACTTACCTTCCACACATGACTGTTTGCTTGTTTAGTGAGCAGTCATGCCTTGACATTCTTGCCTATCCTGATAAAATTAAGTTCTTCTCTTTTCTTTTACCGAGTAATTCGGGTTTTCTGTTCTCTTCGGTTTGAAGGGGTATGGAGATACACCTGAGTGAACAGGGTGAACAACCGAACCATTGGCTATGGCATTAGCATGGCGAAGCGGACGGGTGACGAAAGAGGGGCCGGAGGACACCAGTCACTGCCATATGATATATGGGTGATAACCTGAAGAGTCTGAATAAGTGTTTAAGTACCAGTCAGAGGAAAAGGTGAATGGTAGCCGAAGGGGGAGGGGGTTTCTTGTATCTTTAATTTGTATATTATGTATACACTTGTAAACCAATCTCATCTGAATCTGTTTACCACACAAAGCGAATAGAGACAAATATTACCTATTAAACTTGAATTATTTATAGAAAATACCGCAACACCACTTAAGTCTTTGATTTTACACACAAATCCTACAGATATTCAGCCTCCCTATTTAACATACCTGTAACATATTCCATACTCTACCTGCCTGATCAATTTACCCAACTACATCCCCATATTTTCCCTGTCTGTACTACCCCTGCCCCGCCGGGAGTCCCGTCATATCTGGCTTTCCAGCAAATATCACACCCACAAATATCATTGCCTGAAGAGGGTTTCATCCCATAATACATACCTTGCCTGAAGATCGCTTCATACACCACGTAAATTTTTTAATTGACCTGCAATTTCTCCTCAGATATCCCCCTGTCCCGCCGGAGAGGTTGTCTTTTCCCACACAGACCTGAAGAGTCAGTCAGAAATATCTGAATGGGCCCAGTTCTGCCCTGTCATGAGCGGTAGCGACTGGAGTGCTGCCAGGCGGACGGAATGGGAATACTTCTCATTCTTATAATAATTCTCAAATATCGAGGCAGTGAGGCAAATTAATAGGTGAGGCCGTTCACACAGTGGCACAACATTTGCAATCTATTTTGTGAGGGTGAATGAGAATACCTATCATTGTGAGAATCTTTATCATTACGGGCAATTTAACATAATACCCATTATGCGCACCACTGGCGATACATACAGGGATTGATAACATAGGTTACTGTTTACGCACATAACAATTATATTTCTTATTATTTGTGGGGGGATATAGTTAGCAGCCAATAGATTAGATATTGACCTGCAGACTTCTGACCGTCCAGACGTCTAAACGCCCACACAACAAGGATTATACATACAACACTGAATGTAAACAGGGCCGCAAAAATGCTACCATACAAGCTTGTAAATTTTTCATGCAGCACTTGACAAAGAGGAGAAAAACTTGTCTGACATAATATGACACTTTAAGCACATTAAACACACTGAACATAATTGACATGCATGACTGTTTACGCTGTCACTATTCACGCTATTACTATTCGCTCGCTTACTGTTCATGACCTTTACTGTTTACATTCCCAATAGTTTACATAGCTTACTGTTAACGTATAGATTATTTACTCAAAAATGATAAGCCATGCCATTCGTTTGCATGACAATAATTATACATGACAATAATCGCACTGATTATAATTAGCATGACATAATATAAAAGCAGGGCAACTATTAGCAGATCTATAGTTGCCTTGCTTGTTATGTCATGATTAACTGAATACAAGGCAACTATGATCTGATTAATAGATTGCAGACAAACTATCACGGGGGTGATGGTTACTGCTTTTATATTATGTCGCGACTCCGTCGCGCCATGCCATTCGTTTGCATAGTTGCCTTATTGTTACAGATAGAATAATTGTATTGTTAATTATTTCTTATCTTTCTATTAGTCATCTAATGATTCCAGTTAGTATAGTAACGTACAGTAAACATTAGACGACTAAAGATTTCTCTGCTTATGGTAACCTAACGTGACAATTCCAGACTGTTTACGAAAAATGTTGACACTTGGGCCGATTTATGTTATGCAGTTTACACGAATAATTATTTTATGCAGGTATTGACTATTCCGTTATTCTATGGTTGGAATAAATGCTTAGCAGGCTATAGAATGGCGAGCGTACGTAAATTCTGAGATCTGGCGGCTATAGTTATACTCGATTTTTCACGTAGAAAACGCTTTTGTAGTTATGTAAGTGTATGACTTATAAGAATTTTTAGTTGTTGACAAGCTATTGAAGATATGCATCAGGTTAAATTTTGTGCAAATGCTGCATTACGTGCAATTTTGGAAGGAAAAACGTGTAAAAATGGCCCTGCTACCACACAATGAAAAATTATGCAATAGTTATTTTATATGTATGTTTGTACAGTGGGGTTAATTGCTGGCTTGTTGATTATTCCATTTGCCAGGCGGGGCCATTTGTGGTAGGAAAAGAGGAGACAAAAAGAAAGGGGCTTTAAGCCCCTGACCGTGCACCTTGTTGTATTATTTGTTGCTCATCCAGTTTTCCCAAGCTGCCTGATAATCTGCCTCACTACGGCGGATCTCTTCTTGCTCTTCAAGGCGGATCTCTTCTTCCAGGTACCCCAAGATGTCAGCCTTTTTGGTCTGGCGTAACATCCAATCATCTTTTTACGAGTGAAGATCTTATAAGCTTTCTCGCAAACCTCTTTTTTGCTACCTTTCTGGACTTCAAGAATTCTGTAGGCCATGTACTGAACTAATTTAAGCTGATCCAGACGTTTCATGATGTTTCCTCTTTATGTGGTTCGTTTTGATTAGTTGATAATACAGCAGTTCGCAGATCAGTCTTTAGCAATTCATGCTATTTACTCACAACGGTGTCGAAAACAAATTTTTCTTTATTGTCTAAACTCACGTATCCGATTCGACCACGCAAGCCGCAAGTAGTGCCGTACTCGTAACCATTAAGGCCTTTAACCTTCCAATCCGTACCCATTAAAACCGCATTATATTCCTGACCAACTACAAAAGCGCCCCCAGTCGATTCAATGCAAACAACTTTAATTTTACGGGTTGTCATTTTCTTTCTCTCTTTGTGTGGTTCTGATTAGTGGGCCTTTTGGCCCGTGTCATTATCTTATTACTTATGGCGGCAGAATTCAAGTGTTTTTAATTGATAATCTTCCTCAGCCTGGAGTACGACCGCCTCGATCATTTCGTTGGCATTGTTAAAGCCATAACCTTTAGCGAACTCATCCGCGCCACCTTCGTGATCATGTTCTGCGTTCATCGCTTCCACAAAATGGAATTCCAAATTGTTGAGGTAGGGGCTTGATGTGCCGTCTTCTTTTTCGATGAGATCCCAAATAGCATTAAAACGTGATTCGACTTCTTGATTAATCCAGCTTGACATAGTGTTTTCCTCTCTCCTGGTTATTGTGTGGGCACTTTTGCCCCTTCAAGATAAATGTTACCCCACCCCATGGCAGATGTCAACGGTTTTTATAGTTCTTATATGACAGGCAGGCCCGGTGATTGTCTCCACCCGTCGCCAGGTGCCTGCCGTGAAACAAGTATAACAAAAAACAGGACCATTGCAAGCCCTGTTTTGTAGTTTATAAGGATTATATTTTTTCGCCTATGTAGTCCGGTCGGTTTTTCTCTGTCATGCGCTTGAGCAATTCTTGCATGTTGCTTATGGCTTGCAGTGTATCCCCTTCCAGACTTGAATCAACATAATCAGGATCGTCTATAACCTTTCTATGATTATGATAACGCAGTACCGCCAATACCTTTCTAACTTGTTCGATATTCATTTTATCGCTCTTTAAAACAAGGTGCCAACCGTTCCCAATAGATCACTGACTACCAGGACAATACTGATTAGCACATACCTAACCATAAGGGGAAAGAGCGCCAGCGATCCAGCCACAATCCCCAAGGTGATGATTATCTTTCTCATGGTTAACGGTTTACGTAAGCTTTACCGTTTACGGTGATGGGCAGATCTTCCAGGTCTGGATCTTCCTTAAGGTCGCGAGCAAGCTCACCGCACCGGATACCCTCGAATCCGTAGTACTCTGTTGTGCCGTCATTAAAAGTTTTAGCGGCAAGGCATAAGCGATAAGTAACCCCGATTTGATTGACGGCATGGATATCCGTTAGATTAACCTCTTTTGCCAGCTCTTTAGCCATTACAGGCGCATTAAGTCCAACAACCAGGGCAACTACTGCGATCATCTTTTTCATTGTGTCTAGCCTCTTTCTGCTACGTTTAAGGCGGCGGTAACCGCCTGTTTATGATTTATTGGTTAATTTTCAGGTATCGCTATAAATTAAACTATGCTGTACGCTCAACTATAACAACGGTTTGCGGGATCTCACCTTCCACCACTATCAAGGCCTTTTTCTGCGTGATGGATATCTTTACCCGTTGCAGCGTGGCGGTGAAGTCTTTCATTTCGTCACGTGGTGTTTTAGTGCAATGCCAGATCTCTGGCTTGCCGATCTGCAAGCCTCGCAAGAATTCCGTTTTACCTGTCTTATTCGTGATCATTTGATTCACCTTAACCGATACCATGGGAAGATAGGATCATGTTAGCCATAGTTGCAACCACTCCAACCGATAATGCCAGGCCAACTACTACAACCGTGAAAATTTTATCTAACATGATTCTACCCTCATTAATGGCGGGAAGTATTCCCGCGCTATGTAGTACACTTTACCAGATTGTTGACTGTTGTCAAACTATTTTAACGATAATCATCATATGCTTTATTGACCTGGCGAATATAACATTCAAAAGCTAGATCAATAGATTTATATTCACGGATATATTCACCATAGGAAACCACATACATTTCTATAGCTTCCTCATATGCGAGAAGAATAGAATCTAAGCCTACGATCTCAGTCTTTGCAATAATAGCCATGATTTTTTATCCTCTTTGTGGTTGGTGGGGCTTGTTGCCCCCTTTGATTTATATACTACAGTCTTATATGGTCATGTCAACTATTTTCAAAAAATTTTTCTGCTGTGATATTTTTCCCGGTAGGGTTCGCTACTTTCAAAATTTTATCATGCACTGGACGCCCAAAAGAATAAGATCCGTATACAGTAAACCAATAATCGCCGTCAGGTTGTACTATTACCGCCGCATATGGTACGCCTTTTTCGTTTTTGCTGACAAAATAGATCACATTGCCATTAATAGCCTCAGCGCGTTTAATTTGTTCCATCATGATGATTTACCTCTCTTTATTTTCATAATTGGGGCCTTTTCGGCCCCGCCAGGTTTATTTATTGATAGCGTGCAGCGGGAAAGGTACGCCAGGTTGATAGATAACTTTTACAACCTCATCAGGGCAAAAGAAATTGCAGAATTCACCCTGATAAGCCTCATCCTCTTTCAATTCTTCATCAACATACTCAAAAAAGTAGTCGATGCTTGGATAATCCTGGCCGGGATTATAGTCTACCATCGTTAATAACAATTCTTGATCATTCCGTAGGATATGCATACCCGCTTTTAAGTATTTTGCTTCCATTTCCACTACATCGCCAACGGTGACAATAGCCATGATTTTAACTCCTATCTATCCGGTTAATGATTGGGGGCCGCCCCCCTGACACGTCCTATTATCCATATTGTAGGACTTGATGCAAGTACTTCTTTAAAAATTTTTTAAGCGCCTTGGGGCCGCTGTAACGCTAAAATAATAAAGGCTATGCAACCGCATAGCCTTTATGTGATTATATCGCTGCAGGCCCTGCCAGGGCGCGGACCTGGGCAAGGGGGTTAAGCTCATTAAGGTAATATAGTTTTACTTTCATAAAATCACCTGCTGAAATTAGTTTGAGAAAACATCGTTCACAATAGCGATCACAATGCCGCCCACCTTGTCACGGTCAACAATGCACAAATCACCATAGATCATGTGGTAGTCTGGATGATCTTTGACGGAATAGTCGATAAGTGTTTTCTTGTCATCCAGCTTACTAACTTCCATTCTCATAACGATATGAGAATCATCAAAGGCATTATTCCGAAAAGTCATAACCTGACCGCCAGGGCACCCGGTGATTTCCACCTCCACGCCGTCTACGATCTGACCATCAAAGAAATAAAGATTATTAGCCTGGATAAACATGATCATTACTCCTTTTTGCACTGATTATTTTAACAGGGTTTAAATTTACTTTATTGATGGCCCTGGAGTCAAGGCCATCTAAAAATAAATTTTACAGGCCTACAATCTCCTTAATTCGTTTTACTGCTGCCTCAGCGCCTTGAGGGTAAAAATTATGGTAACCAATCACGCGAGTGATACTAATCGCCGTTTGATGATCTTCATAGTCGCCCTTGAAGATTTCTTGACCGTCAATCAGCACGGCAATTTTTTCTTCTTTTTTGAAGTTAATAACGCGGATATTGTTGCTCATTTTGTTTCTCCTTTCTGGTTTTTGTGGTGGTGGGGATTAGCTCCCCGTTGATTGTTATTATCCACATTCCGGACCGGATTGCAACACCCCGGAAGTAATTTTTTTTTTTTAAAAGATAGGCCCCCATGATCGGGGGCCGTTCTTAGTTACTTACAGCGATAAAGTACATCCCTACGCCTAGCAATATTTCAAGGGCGATAATCTCAAGCCATACCATAACGCGGCGCACCTTATCGGTGCATGGCTTATCCTTGGTTGTCATCGTCTCCCCCTTTCCTTCTGGTAGTAGTGACGCGATCTACAATGGCCCCCAGGAGTACCATCACCACGCACATCCCAAGAAAAATTATCTCCGCTGTTGTTCGATCCATTGTTATAAAATTCCTCAAGATCAGGCTTGAAAATAAAGCGTTCGTTATTGAATCCATCACGCCAGGCGGCTGGCTTCAAATCTTCACTAAAGGGATTAATTAACGTGGCATTATTTAAACGGTTGGCCCACATATTTTCTATTCCTCTCAAATAGGCGATCCGCCTCAGTTAAACATATCTCATGGGCTTGATCTCTGGTTTTAGCCTCATCGAAAACTTGTTGTGCCAGGCTGCAGCGTAGGGAGACTGGAAGATCACTATAATAGGCGTTGACAAACGTTTGAGCGTCGTACAGGTCTGAAAATACTTTACCCTTTCTATTATTCCCCTTGTCAACAATTGCAAGGATAACAAGTACAATAGTTGCAACCACCCCCAGGAAAATAGATATAATAAACCATAAAAAGGCGGATCTACCCATCTTGCCAGCGATCCAGGCGTTGAACAAGGCAACTACTACAGCCAAAATAATAAATTCCATTCTATGTACCTCTTTTGCAGTTCTGTTTAACAATAAGGCGGCAAATATGCCGCCTGTTACCTGATTAAAAATTATCGCCGTAAATCTTTCCGCTTTCTGCCCACACCACCACGCGGGGCATGTTATCCCATACGTCTTGTTTTAGATTGAGCGCGTGCAATTCTTCGGTGGTGCCCATACCGGGCACGGGCTGATTGTATACTGCAAAACGACCACCCGCATAGTCATAGGCCAGAGTTAAATCACACTGAATCATCTTTTTGATCATGGCATTAAGCATGGCGTTAGCCGCATACTGGTCACGTTTTAAAGGCAACTCTTTGATTAGTTTGCGATAGTTTTCAATGTGATCGCACACTGTTTCACGTGGAAGATCTTTCATATCCTCGCGAAAGGTAACCAGGTTAAACATAACGGTGTCAATAGCTTTAGTAGTGTTTTTCATGATGTTTTCCTCTTTGTTTTGTGTGGGGGCAAACGTCTTGCCCCTTGAGTTTTAATATAGCAGGTTTTTAGGTTATTGCAACACTTTATTTATGAAAAAGTCATCTCGCCATACTCATCCACATCAAACCGCCAATCATTGGCCTCGATAAGGCCGATCAGGTTTTCGGTAGTGAATTGTTCAAGATAGGCCTGCTCCAGGTCTACGTAAACCTTGCGGGATAGCTCCCGTACCGTCTCGGTGATCAGCTCTTCCAGCTCTTCAACTTTATCCTCTTGCTTGGTGGTCAGGTCTAGCCAGTTGGTATCGATGCACCCGCCTATTGTGTTTTCGTGATGATAATGGCTAAACGGGATACGTTCAACGCTGGCTGATAGTTCGCCATCGTGCATTGTGCCGAACAAGTGTCTAATTGAGCGAAATTTTGTAAGCGCTTTAACCTTACGCAAGAATTTTTCTAAGTTTACATTTTCAGCGCTAATTGATGCGCCGTCGCCTTGACACCAAAAGCCGGACCACTGTACCTTGGTATCTTCAAGCCCGTACTCTGGAAAAACATATTCTTTATAGTATTCAATTACACTTTCTGCAAAAAAGTTATCCCCGCTGTGTTCTTCTCTTTCGCGGACCATTTCAACAGCTTTTTCTTTTTGTTCGTCGGTCAGCACGTCGAAAGATAAATTGTAACCTGTAGTAATGTTAACGGTGGTCATGATATTTTCTCCTATTTTCTTTGTTAGTGGCTGGAAGTTTTCCCGCCTGTGTGCTTAAGTATACTTGTTGAGACTTACTTGTCAACACTATTTTTTTTAAATTATTGTGGCGTAAAATGTTTAGAATCTCTTCAACGTCATCAACACGGCGGCAATTTTTAAACGCTACCAATTGCCCCAGGATTTTAATCACTGGACGGCCTTGCCAGTGCCCTTGGAGAAAGCGAGCTTTAACTTTATCGGTGGAACTATCACGCCACCAAACGGCCTTATTATTGCAGTAGTAAAAATTATTCAGGACAACATCGACTTTATCAAAATTTTTTAATTTACGCATGGCGTTTACTCCTTCCTTCTTGCTTTGATGTGGTTAGTATATCCAGGCGATTCCAAGGTGTCAAGCTTTAAATAAAAGATATTTTTAACACCATAAAACGGCCCTGGGTGATGTTTTCAGGTCAATAAAGGGGATTGCATAGGTAGGGGCTTTTGTGGCGTTTGTGGGGCCAACCAGGGGCGCTATTCGTAGGATAGAAATAAAAAGCCCCGCACAATGGCGGGGCGTTGGTTGTTATTTGTCTTTATGGCGGTACCGTTCCGCCTGTCGTTCACGTTCCAAAAGCAGGCCAGGTAATTTACGATCATAATGATTCCGCCAGATCTTCCCAAATCTTTTTGGCTTATTCAGTTTATTGTTGCGCTGGCGGCGTTCCGGCAACTCTTCGGAATCATGAGATCGCTTTACAATTTTTTCGAAATTAATTTTCATAACTTTCCCCCTTACTGATCTCAATATTTGTCTGAATCGCCCGGATACGCCGTTTTATAACCTCCTGATCCTTGCAATCATATCCCCAAAAGTCTACGATTTTTGCGCCTCCAGCCTTTAGGCGGTATAGTGTTTCTTGCATCTTGTAAGCCGGGATCGGTCGCGGTGTTACCTGGTCGCCCTTCTCATTCTTGTACTTGATAATGTAGTCTTCCTTGTCGTTGAATACCCAAAATGGGTATTCTGTGAGCGCGTTGCTCTCTTTTTCGTTTTTAGATTGGATCTTGTTTACAATTAAAGCCGTAGCAATAGCGCCAATAATAAAACTTGCCCCGCTGATCATGTACTTTCTCCTTTCATTGTGTTGATAAACTATCTTTATAGATGGCCCTGCTACCAGGACCACCGAAAAAACAGCTTATTTGACGATACCGACAAAACAGATCCCGCCTTCCCCTATATAGGCAATATCGGTAATTTTATAATTTGTCAAGATCTGCTTATTTAGTTCATTAATAAAATCGGTCATTGCGTTGGTGTAGTTGTCTTCCATGTCTAGGGAATAATCCCAGGTGTACACCTTTTTACGTCCGAAGCCTTTTACCATGATACGGGCGCTTTTGGTGTTGGTAGGGGCATAATATTTGGTGATTAGTGCTGCCATGGTTTTAACTCCTATGCATTAGTTCAGTGTTAACAGTATAAAGTTTACTTTATTGATGGCCCTGGAGTCAAGGCCATCTAAAAATAAACTCAGTAAGTTTTCAGTACTTTCCCGTCCAACCTGTCTAACTGAATTTCAATAGCTGCAGAAAACCTATTGTAAACCACATCACCCAGGGAGTCCAGCCAATCTATGACGTTATACACCTGCTCTTTATTCTTGCAAGTCCGGATCCGTTTCATTACGTAAGATGGATCAATATTAGTGCTCCCGTTGTTGTGGTCATGCGCCTGGCCTGCTGCACT